CTCCGAATATGTTGAGATTATTATATAAATTTCAAGTACCGAATTATGAGTTGTTAACGGTTGAAGAATTAGAGCGGATAATTGATGATAAATTTAAATCAATGTTGGCGAATTTTTCCAAAAAAAATGTTCGTCACGAATTTATAAATTTGTTATGCCAATGTATTGACCCATCATATGTTTTAGATACGCTTGGATTTGAAGACATAAAAAAGTTGGAAAAACAAACCATAATATACATGTTACACAAACTGACTGATATCAATTCCCTATTGTCTTTATATTTTGACCACGAGATTTTTTCCGAGGAAGGAATATCTATTATTTGTTTCATTCTTGAATACGCCAAAGATCAACACAAAACTATTCATGCTAATGGAGATGTATTGTTGACATTATGTAATGTTGTATTGGATAATATAAAATTGGCAAAAAGTTACATGCGCGATGTATCGGAACAATATATTTGTGAGGTTGTCAAAATTATCAAAATATTTGTGGATTCAAATCTTGTTAGTGATCCTGACAAATTATTATTTCACTACATAGACTTTTTAATTAATTTAAAATCTGAACCTACAACAAAAGTGGATCACGACTTGGTGAAATCACTTATTAGGTTGGGATGTGATTTTAATAAGGAAAATGAACGTGGTCAGACTTGTTTATCAATATGTCTTGGGGCATGTCATTGTAGACATATATCCGACACATTGTTGGATATATTTTTTGAGTACAAAGATCGTATCAACGTTAATAAATTAGATAGTATTGGAAATAATTACTTGGTTTATCTTTTTCAGGAGATTGGCACATGCGAAGAAATAAGTTTTACTATCAAAGTATGTGTTCCATCTACCGAAAGAATTATGAAGTATGTTAAGATTTTGGTGGAGATGGGGATTAATATCAATCACAAAAACAAATATGGTCGAACTTGTTTGCATTATTGTTGTCAGTGGGTCAGAAAAATAACTAAATCTTGTAACGAAAGAAAAATTTATTATTTGGATAGGTTGAAGAAAGTCATTAGAAATCTCATTGAAATGGGTGCCAATCCATCAATTGTGAAAAAAAATGCCAAATCCATGTATGATGAACTGATGCAAATATGTTACCCATGTGGACCATTTGGAAAAATTGATTTTTGGAACGATAAATAAGATCATTGAAATTGACCAACCAAGTTCAGTATTCAATTTGTGGATTCCCATAAAATTTTTAGAATTCATTATAATTTACCACGTAAAAAAAAATGGAATCTGTTGATATATCTTGTTCAGATTCCAAAATTATAAAGGCTTATAAATATCGACGAAGTCAATTCGAATTAGAAGTAATAGAGAAAAAAATTCAATTTGTTTCAAAAAGAATTGAAACCTTTTTGGAATTGGAAAAAGATAACTCACTTTTGTCAACAGTACTTGATATTTCTAAACATTTGATAAAAATAGCAGATTCGAATGTCACGGATAGTATTGATGAAATATTCGTCATATATTCTGCCATGATTTGTGATTTTTGTGGTGCCTATGATGTGTTTATTCCTGAAAGTTGTCTGACTCTAGATCTTCCCCTGGAAAGTCTCCAACTGTATCATGATAAAAGGTCTCTGGAAATTATGGATGCCATTCATAAAATTTCTCTCCGTAATATGAACGACGAGTGTCGCAAAGAATTTCACATTTATTGTGTCTGTTCTGTGGTTCATCTTATGGATATTATTATTGGTGAAACTGAAGAATGTCAAGAAAATTTGGCACATCACAACTCAGAATTTGACTGGATTTATGGGATGACTTTAGGAGACAATATATATCCCGAAATTAATACGGAACTTATGAAATGGAAAGAAATTCATCATAACAGTCTCAACTTTATTCCCATTTTCATGACATTGGGACACTTTTATTTGTTTGGCCCCAACCATTTATACGCTATATTGGCTCTCAAAACTATGCTGGTTTCTTTATTGGAGGAAAAAGAAGATATTTTGAACATTTGGCAAGATCTCGTAACATAATAGAAACATTTCATCAATTTGCGAGCAACAAAATTGATGGTCTGTCTGAAGATTTTTGAGTTTATTGAATTGGTCAAATTAGTTGAATAAGTCGAATTGTTTTTCCAGAAATTGATAGTGCAACATATCAGTTTCTGAAAAAATTCAATTTTTGAAGGTTTATTGCTCCAAATATTTAAAATATTTTACCAATCACCAAAAATGGGTGCCAAACAATCTAGTGAATTGAGTAAATTCAATAGAACCACCAGATCTGAAGCCAAAAGAATATTTAAAATTGAGAGTTGTTTACCCAGACCATGACACGCATCTCGAAAAAATTGTCTTGCTTTGGGGTCATGTCGGTGCTGGAAAAACCACTATTATGAATATGTTGACAGATCAAGATTTTGGTTTCCGACATAGGGTTTTCCTGTACTCGTGGCGTGCAAACTGCTATGTGCAAATATCATAAATATCGCATCGTGGATTTGCCGGGTACGGATTCTATTGTGGACCAAATGCAGCATTTATCAGTCCAAAAATCTTTCTTGAAACAAAGCAGTTTCACAACGATTTGTCTGGTTTGTGAAATAAACGATCGTCATGATACCATGATTGTGAAATTAAGCAAGATTAAAAATTTATTCAGACGATATGTGGACAACATGGTTGTCATTCTGACAAAATGTGATAGTTATACATCATCACAAAAAAGAGGATGCCAAGAAAGTCATTCGAGAAAATTTGAAATTGTTCCCCATTTATTGCAAGGATAATAATACCGATCCAAGTAAATTGGCAACTTGGATTTATTGTTGTGCCGATAAAATGAAAATTATTGAAGCAGGAAAGGGAATTTTTGATGAAACTTCCTTCAAATCATTAATAATTGAGGCACCACAAGACATTGTCATAGTTGAGAATCGTTACAAACTAGAACGAAAATTTTCTGTGATTTTTGATGCCGTCGCAAAAGCCTATCAAGAAGCCAAGAACCATGAATTAAAAATGTATTTGTTCTATTTTTTGGAGGACACTGCCAAAAAATTATGTGACGATCATGCTGCCAGATCGGCTCCTTATTTCTGTTGATTCTGAGTCGAGAGCATCAGAAGCATTAGAAGCGGAAATCATTATTCTGGAAAATCACATCAGAAGACGAATGCAATCTTTACTGGAAATGATAAATCGCGACGTTCGGGCGGAAAAATTACGGTGGTCAAAATATCCTACGTATAAAATGTGTATTTGTGGCCAAATTTGGGCATTGGTTTTTAATGATTGTGGTTATGATACATGTGGTCATCGAATCAGGGGCGAAGATCACTTGAGCATTAATTATTACTACGATATCAAATGGAAAGATGAGTCTCTCAGCATCACCAAAATTGATGTCGATCATTCGATCTTACATGATCCATATGATGGACATTTGGTTGGTTTAACGAAGGAAGAACAAAAAATGAATGTTGAAAGAATGGCCCAAGGAAAAATGCCCATCCAGCCTGTAGGATGTGGCCGCTACTTGAATTGGGATTGGATGCCAAATGTCACTGGCATTGTTAATAAGTTTTTGGGAATCACCGATGATGATAAAATTGATTTAAATGTTCCGACATCCTACATTGTCCGAAAGTACATTAACGCATAACCATATAAACGGAATAATTTTGGTACATTCATAAAAATTTATGAACATATCAAAAAATTGAAAAATTAAACATTAAACAAGCACGATTCTGATTTGAGCATTAATTAGCATTCCAATTGCATTTGCAATTATTAACATTACAAAATGGCGGCCAGTGTTTTTAATTATTTGAAACACAATAGTTGGATATGTTCTTTATCGGTTGATAAAGTTATTTTGTTATGGGGATATGATTCTGGCAAGGAAAAAATCATGGATATGTTAACAGATAATAATTACATGACAGTACCAATAGAACCTAAGACTACCGATACTGAGATCCAAATAGGCATCAATAAATACAAACCTTATATGATCATGAATTTTCCAGAACATGATGGTGATCAGTCAGAACATTTAGAAGTTCAAACCAAATTTTTGAAATTGACGGGATTTGCCGTGGTTTGTTTTGTTTGCGAAATGTCTGATGAATACGATGTCATGGTCGAAAAAATGGTTCGTGCCAAAAATTTATTCCGAAGATATTCTGATAATGTGTTCTTGATTTTGACAAATTGTGACGGTTACACGATGATTCAAAAAGCAGATGCGGTTAATGTCATTGCGAACCATTTGAAGTTCCCACTATTTCGTTGTGTTGACAGCACAATAACTCCCAAATTGTTATCTTCGTGGATTTATCGTAATGTTCGGCACGTGTCTCCCATCAAAGAGGGAGAGGTTGTGTTCGACATAGTAATTCCAAAATCACCCTCAAAAGAGGAGCACATAAATGCATCCAAGTTATTGAATTATGAATGTGCGGTTTGTATGGAATATACCGAACGGACAAGAGTTTTGTTGCCGTGCAAACATACTCAATATTGTCTCAATTGTATTGATAAATTGCAGGGTATATGTTATCTTTGTCGTAAAGATATCAAAGAGATCATGGAAATTTTTTAATTGGAAAATGCCAAAATATGAAATTTTATTTTTAATTACATATAAATGATTTATGTGTAATTGAAACACAAAAAAAATTGAAAATCTAACTGTTAGTATTGCGATATCATTATGTTTAGTCCAGTTTTGTATCTTGAAGTATAATTGATTATCTTGCTCATCATGGCGGACAGTATTTTTGGACCTATTTCAAGCGCGGCCAGGAGGATTAAGAAAGCCATCGCCTTCTTGGGATCTGACAAAGTGATTTTACTTTGGGGTCAAGTAGGTTCTGGGAAAACGACTATTATGAATATGTTGACAGGAGGCAGTTATATGACCGCACGTGGAGGTTTTTCTTGCACCAGGGAAATCCAACAAGATGGATGCAAATATCATTCATACTTGGTTATTGATTTTCCGGGTACTGGAGCAGTGGAAAAACAAATGGATCACCTAAAAGCCCAAATAACATGTTTAAAATCTACCAGTTTTAACACAGTTTGTTTGGTATGTAGCATGTCTGACCGATATGATGATTTGATAGTACAATTAACCAAACACATGAATTTGTTCCGAAGACATCGCGACAATTTGGTAATTATTTTGACCAAATGTGATGATTACACCAAAGAACAAAAATCCGGAGCTGTAAATGTCATCAACGAATATTTTAAAATATCCAGAGTGATATGCAAGGATAGTAGCACGGATCCGAAAAAATTATCTGAAATCATTTATCATTATGCCAAACGCATGCCCACTATTGAAGAAGGAAAAGGAGTCTTTGACTCACTTTCATTTAAATCATATGTCCAGGATACGGAAGATATTGCACTAGCAGACATTCGTGAAGAAATCGAGGCAGAATTTTTAAAAATTTATGAGAAAATCACACAAAAATGTCAGGAAGATGATAGAAGTGACCAAGAATTTCGATGGGCGTTGTTTTACTTCTTGGAAGATACTATTGCCAGATTATGTGATACTTATGCTAATAAGATTGCCCCACTTCTTGACGACGAATTCAAGTTAAGAGCAGCTGTCATCGTTATGGAAAATCATTTGCGAGCTCATTCAAAACCATATAAAGAAATGATGGTTTGTGAGCTTGAAATAGAAAATACGGTTTATGATTCTAGCCCACCCGTTTTCCGAAAATGCCCATGCGGATTAATTTGGACACGAGTGACCGGATGTTCATCCGTGGTCTGTGGTAATCGAGGTTTATTTCAAGATATTAAAGTGACATATTATAAGTATAACGTGGAATGGGCGGGAGATGATTTAAATATAAGTCGATCTGATGTGGAAAGAAGAATATTGCCATCTCGTCCTGCAGAATATTATGGTTTGACCGAAGAAGAAAAGAAAATGAATCTAGAAAGAGAAAGAGAAGGTAAGGCACTCATTAATCCCATGGGATGTGGACGCAAAATGAGATGGGAAGAAATGGTTGATGCCACGGAAGAAGTCAAACAAATTATAAAAAGAGATGGTTTGGATATTGAACTCGACATCCCGGTTCACGACATTGTTACCAGATATGCAAAAGACATAACAAAATTCACATTACGTGGAACAAAGGATCATCCCGAAATTTCTGATGAAACTCCTTTGGAAAATGAATGTGTCATTTGCTTTGAATACACTGACAGAAAAAATGCCTTGTTTCCTTGTGAACATGATCAATATTGTGAAGAACATATTTACAATTTAAAGAAATGTGCTTTGTGTTACAAAGATGTGAAAGGAGTTATTCAACTCCGTTAATGTATCGCAAAATATTATAGAAACGGATATTGAACCGATGCTATTAACTATTGACACAATAATTTATGTATTGGTTTTTTTCAAAAAAAAATTGAAATGGTGGGTATATGATTTTCCATTTCAAATGGAAATCATTAAAAAATTGAAAAAACATTGCATATGTAAATTGATAAAATATTGTTTGGAGAAAGATATTAACTTTTAATTCATTTGACTGGTATCTCATACAATTCAAATACATTCAAACACACAGCATCAAAAAATGACTAAATAATATGCCAATTTCGAATACTGCTAAATAAATTACTCATGAAACTATGGAATCAATTATTTGACAACGGCAACTTGGTTGGCATTGTCAAATAATCAAACAATTCAGTGTTACTTAGAATTTGCAACTTCATTTGGAAATGATTTTGGATTCCAGTGGTTGGTACGAACCAGATTCTTTACAAGTTTTCCGGCCACAATCTTCTTTTTCGTGCACTATCCTAATATTAAAAGGACGAGCACTAAAACTGAATTCAGTTCTCTTGTTGCATGTTTGGGTAGGTGGAAGCTCATGATTACTCATACTATCTCTATAGTAACCACCGCCACCACCATAATAACTACTACCACTTCTGCCGTAATAACAGGGACTTCTTCCAGATAATATACCGATGGAATTATCGTTTCCCATGTTAGTTGTCGCTACTTAATGCTCTTATTGTCAATTGTATATTATTAGTTTTGGATATAATAATGTCCAGACATTTATTTTTTCAATTTTCCAAACATTCTATGCAAAAAATTGAAAATATCATTATTTCATGGTACCACACGACATTATTTTCGTCAATATTGCACGAGCCGTAATCAACAATGACTAAATTCACCAAAATTAAAAAAATTTATGAATGGTATACCTTTTTATCCGTACTAGTTATGGGGGCTTTTGGATTAGCTATTTTCATAGAACTCCCAGCATGTAATCCAGGTTATGAAATTTTTTGTCTTGGTCAAATAAAAAATGCCTCTATTTTTTCTATCACATTGGAAAGTGATATGAAACATAATGAATCATGTACCTATCAAAAATATACATTTGTTTACGACGATGATGACAAATGTGTTTATACCACTGAATGCATTGTTGGTGGAAATTCCTTTGATGAACCAGATAAGTATTTGCCCAACCTGGCCAATCGTACTTATTTGATATTGTTGGATGAAAACAAAGAACATTTGCTCAAACAAAATTCCGGTGATGAACTAGATTGTACACTCAACATTTTTCGTGATAAAAATAAATGGATTATGTTGTTTATATTTTTTATCATAATCATGACATTGTTAGGTCTGCATCTAATTTATTGGATGAGTTTATGCTTTTGAAATGCTTTCGAAAAAAACATGTGTCTATACAAATATGTTACAAAG